AGCCTTCAAAGGCATCTCCTGATACCCAACTTCATCTAGGTGGTGGTAAGAAAGAGATGACAGAAGAAAAACATGATGAAGAAGAAGATGAAGATGACGAAGAAGACAAAAAAGAAATGAAGAAGAAAATGAAAGAAGACATTGATTCTCTTTTCTCTGATGATTCTACCATCTCTGAAGAATTCAAAGAAAAAGCTGCCACAATTTTTGAAGCTCGCATTTTTGACCGAGTGACACAAATTGAAGAAGAAATCGAGAGCAAATATGCTTCGATGCTTGAAGAGGCAGTTGACCAGATTAAGTCTGACTTGACAACCAAAGTTGACGATTACCTCAACTATGTTGTTGAACAATGGCTTGCTGATAACGAAATTGCTATTGAGTCCGGTCTTCGTGCCGAACTCACCGAAGAATTCATTGCTGGTCTGCGTAATCTCTTTGCCGAACATTACATCGATGTTCCGACAGAGAAGGTTGACCTTGTTGACGAACTTGCTACGAAAGTTGAAGAACTGGAGAGCAAACTCAATGAGGAAATTGAGCGTGGTATTTCTTATGCCAAGGCTCTCGTAGAGTCCCGCAAGAATGAATTGACCCGTGAAGTTTGCGAAGGTCTCACAACAACTCAGGCTGAAAAAATCAAGTCACTCGCAGAGGGTGTTGAATTCTCCACAGAGGAAGAATACACAGAAAAGCTAGAGACAATTCGTGAGAACTACTTCCCTTCTGGCGTTAAAAAGGCAGAAGAAAAACAACTGCACGAACAAGTTGAAGAGGCATCTGAACAAAAAGCGATTAACGATCCATTTGTCGCACTTGTCTCTAAGGCAATTTCTAAAACAAAATTTTAAGTAAATAAAAGGAGACACTTAAATGTATTTGTCTGAATCACTACAACAAAAGTGGAACGGCGTTCTGGATCACCCAGACCTCGAACCAATTAAAGACCCGTATCGTAAGGCTGTTACGGCTGTTGTGCTTGAGAACCAAGCCCAAGAGATGCAGAAAGCCACAGATATTCTGCAAGAGTCGAACCCAACAAACGCCACTGGCGCTTCGATTGCAAACTTTGACCCAATCCTGATTTCCCTGGTTCGCCGTTCGCTGCCAAACCTCATTGCTTATGATGTTTGCGGTGTGCAACCAATGACAGGCCCAACCGGTCTTATCTTTGCAATGCGTTCCCGTTACAGCACCCAAGTCGGTACTGAGGCCTTCTACAACGAAGCCAATACCTTCTTCTCTGGTGCTAATGCTGCCATTACTGCTGCTCAGTTGGCACAAATCACTAACCTTACCCTCGCCGCTAACACGACTGAGACCTTCACATCGAACGCCTACGCTGTTCCAGGTATGCTTACGAGCCAAGCTGAAGCCCTCGGTGATGGCGCTGCTGGTAACACCTTCCAAGAGATGGCGTTCTCGATTGAGAAAGTCACGGTCACTGCCAAGTCCCGTGCTCTGAAAGCCGAATACTCGATGGAACTTGCACAAGACCTGAAGGCTGTTCATGGTCTGGATGCTGAGACAGAACTCGCTAACATTCTGTCTACTGAAATTCTTGCTGAAATCAACCGTGAAGTCATTCGTACCATCTACGGTGTTGCCAAACTGGGCGCCCAAGTCGGTACAACGACCCGTGGTACTTTCGACCTTGACACCGACTCTAACGGTCGCTGGATGGTTGAAAAAGTTAAAGGTCTTGCCTTCCAAATCGAGCGTGAAGCTAATACAATTGCCAAAACGACTCGTAGAGGCAAAGGTAACATTATGATTTGCTCGTCTGATGTTGCTTCTGCTCTCGCCATGGCTGGCATCCTCGATTACAACTCGGCCCTGCAAGGTCAAGTCAATCTGACAGTTGACGATACTGGCAATACTTTTGCTGGTACGCTCTTCGGTCGCATCAAAGTCTACATCGATCCATACTTCCCGGCTGGCTCTACAAATGAGTTTGCTGTTGTTGGTTACAAAGGTTCGAATGCCTATGATGCTGGTATCTTCTACTGCCCATATGTTCCGTTGCAAATGGTTCGTGCAGTTGACACTGGTACCTTCCAACCGAAGATTGGTTTCAAGACACGGTACGGCCTCGTTGCCAACCCGTTTGCCGAAGGCACGAACGCTGGTCTGGGTGCTCTGACTGCTCAGTCCAACAACTACTATCGTGGTTTCGTTGTCAAGAACCTGATGTAATCAAAAAAAGTCCTATAAGAATTATTATAAAAAGGGACTACTTCAAAGAGGCATCTTCGGATGCCTCTTTTTTTATGCATAAATAATTGCATGAGTGAGATTCTTATGATTAGTGACTTGCTCGATATTAGAGCAAGAAAAATGAAAGAACTTCAGTTTTATTCTGACCAACTAGAAGAACTGAGGATAAAGATGCTTTACATTCAAAAAGAGATTGAACTTACAAATCAAATCATAAAGATGATTGAAACAGAGACACTCATTGATATTGGTTTGCATGTTAAAAGAACTACATGACAGCACTTACAAGAAACCCAGCAAATCCTAATCCATTAATTGGCAATCGATTTACATTGAACTTTGGTCGTGTGCCAAATGTGCAATACTTTTGCCAAAATGTGACCGTACCAGGCATCTCTCTTTCCGAAGCAGTCATCACAAATCCATTCGTTGATATTTACTCGCCAGGTGAAAAACCAATCTATGACTTGTTGAATGTTACCTTTATGATTGATGAAGACTTAACGGCATGGAAAGAGATACACGATTGGATTCGTGCGATGACTTTCCCTGTGGAATTTGCCGAGTATCGTGAATTGCCTAGATTAAACAAATACAACTCGGCGGCAAATGATTTGAAACGAAATAAGTTTCCTCAATTCTCTGATGCATCGGTAAGTATCTTCTCGTCATCAAACACTCCGTTGTACCGATTCAAATTCTACGATGTATTTCCTACCACATTGTCAACATTCATAATGAATACCCAAGATGCACCTGATAACATTTTAACTGCCGATGCCACATTTCGGTACAGTTACTATGATATCGAAAAAATATTTTAAGAACGCTTGACAATCGTTACCTTTTGAAGTATACTCCTATACGGAGGTGATATATTATGAAACAATTAGAAGAACTGTTAGAAGAATGGCGCAAGGATTCTGTTATCGATAGAACAGAACCAGGCAAGGCTTTGCTCGACATTCCTAAAATGCACAGTAAGTATTTGAACATTCTATCACAACATCGTCTATTGTCAAAGCAAGCAGAATTCAAATTCAACAAGATGAAAAAGTTGAAATGGGAATACTATACTGGCAAATTAGATGATGATGAATTAAAGAAGTATGGATGGGAACCATTTCCGTTTGTGTTGAAATCCGACATCACTACATACTTAGAGAGTGACGAAGACTTAAACAAATACTCTGCACAGAAAGTAATGCATGATGAAATTGTGGATATCTGTACCGCAATTCTCAAAGAACTCAACTCTCGCACATTTCAATTGAGAGACTATATCAGCTGGGAAAAATTCATACAAGGCGTTTAGTGGCAGATTTAATTTTACATAAGAAGAACGAAGCACACATTCAGGTAGAGTGCGATAAGAGTATTGCACAAGAACTATCAGACTATTTTTGCTTTTTTGTTCCTGGTTATCAATTCACACCTGCATACAAAAGCCGTGTATGGGATGGGAAGATAAGACTATTTGACCTCAGAACATTTACCATCTATCACGGTCTTGTTCATTACATCATTAAGTTTTGTAAAGAAAGAGACTACACAATTGAAATTGCTGATGAGATTTCAACTACAGAGAATTTCTCATTAGTAGAAGCGGTAGACTTTATTCGCACACTTGGTTTGCCATTTGAACCAAGAGACTATCAAATTAAATCTTTTGTAAGTGCAGTAAGAAACAAAAGAATGTTATTGCTTTCTCCAACTGCATCAGGCAAGTCACTCATCATCTATCTCATTGTGAGATGGTTGCAAGAAGCAGGATATGAAAGAGGCTTGTTAATTGTTCCTACTACATCATTGGTAGAACAAATGTTTTCAGACTTTGAATCTTATGGTTACGATTCAGAAGAATACTGCCATCGTCAATATTCAGGTAAAGAAAAACACACAAACAAATTTCTTACCATTACGACATGGCAATCAATTTATAAAAACGAAGCCGACTATTTTGAACAGTTTGATTTTGTAATGGGCGATGAGGCACACCAGTTCAAAGCAAAATCATTGACAACAATTCTATCTGGTTGCGTCAACTCTAAATACAGAATTGGCACTACAGGCACATTAGATGGCACACAAACACATCGACTTGTATTAGAAGGATTGTTTGGGCCAGTTTACAAGGCAACAACTACAACCGAGTTGATTGATAAAGGTCAACTTGCGAGTTTCAAAATTAAATGTCTTGTATTGAAGTATCCAGAAGAACTTTGTAAACAAGCAAGAGATTGGGACTACAATACAGAGATAGATTTCATTGTTCAGAATAAGGCACGAAATGAATTCATTCGTAATCTTGTTCTTTCTTTAACTGGCAATACACTCATACTATTTCAATTTGTGGAAAAACATGGAAAAGATTTACACTCAATTATACAAGATAAAGCAGGCAATCGACATGTCTTCTTTGTATTTGGCGGCACAGATGTTGAAGTTAGGGAATCTGTTAGGGCGATTACTGAGAAGGAAAGTGATGCCATTATCGTTGCTTCTTATGGTACTTTTTCTACTGGGGTCAACATCCGTAATCTCCATAATATCATATTCGCTTCACCATCCAAGTCCAGAATACGCAACCTTCAATCGATAGGTCGTGGATTGAGACTTGGTGAAAATAAAGAAGAAGCAACATTGTTTGACATTGCAGATGACTTTAGAACAGGCAAATTTGCCAATTACACATTGAAACATTTTATCGAAAGGTGTAGAATATACGATGAAGAAAAGTTCAAGTATAAATTTTACAACATAGAGCTAAAGAATGCAAGCAACAACTAATACAAACATTAAAATTGTCCGATTGCAAAGTGGTGAAGATATCATGGCAGATTGCATTGAAGATATAGAACAAGGTACCGTTCTCTTAGAAAATCCAATGCACATCATTTTCAAAAGAATACCTACAGGTCAAACTGTAATGATGATGATGCCATGGTTACCAATTGAGTTGATTAAAGATAATTCAGCGGTCATATATGATTCAGATATACTTACAACAATTGAACCAAAAGATGATTTAATTAATTACTATGGACAAATTGTAATTTCTGCCCAAGAGAAAATGGAAAATTCTGAAAACATCTTTGGAGAAGATGATGACGATGATGAAGAAGAAGGACCGCAAGAAGAAATTGATCCTGAAGCGTTGTTCGAACTTCTAAAAGAAAAGAAGAAAAATAAGTTACACTAAATATTTTACTATCGTGAGGTTATTATGGCAAATGTGTGTTTCGTGGTGCCAAGTAGTGCATCTAAAGCATATCAAGATTTAGCAAAGGTTCATTCTGCAATTGAACCACCAACATGGGCATTGTTGCTTGCACAGGCTGTTCGTGCAAAAGGACATGAGCCCTGCATATTAGATTTCGATGCCTGTCCTGCAACTGATGAGGATGCGGCAGAACAAATCGCAGACACTAAACCAAAACTTGTAGTCTTTGTTCTTTACGGACAAAATCCTAACTCGGGCACCACAATGATGATTGGTGCCTCGACTCTTGCAAAACAATTAAAGACAAGTCATCTCAATCTTAAAATTGGTTTCATTGGCTCACATGCTTCGGCATTGCCACAAGAAGTCATTCAGTATGACTATGTTGATTTTGCATTCATCAATGAAGGTGTGTATGCCTTATTTGATTTATTAAATTCAGATTTGAAAACTGACCTCGATAAGATTCCTGGCATCTGGTATAAACAACATGGTCTACCAAGACCTTCGGCACCAGGTCGCATTGTTCAAACGAAAGATATGGACACAACGATGCCTGGTTATGCATGGGACTTATTACCAAAAGATAATTATTTGTTAGACAAGTATCGTTCACACTTTTGGCACTCAAACTTTCTACACGAAGGTCGCACACCATTTGCCGCAATCTACACATCACTTGGTTGCTCATTTGGTTGTAACTTCTGTATGATTAATATTGTGAATAGAACTTCACATGCATTAGATACAGTTTCAGCAGACAGTCGTGGCATGCGATTCTGGTCACCAGAGTTGATGTTGAAAGAGTTTGAATATCTTTGGGATAGTGGCGTAAGAACTGTTCGTCTTACAGATGAAATGTTTTTCCTAAATAAAAAATATTATGTGCCTATTCTAGAAGGTTTGATTGCCCGTGGTATGAAGTTTAACTTTTGGGCATATGCAAGAGTTGATTCTGTTCGTAAAGACCAATTAGAATTGTTTAAGAAGGCAGGTGTCAATTGGTTGTGTCTTGGCATTGAAGCCGGTAATCAGAATGTGCGTTTAGAAATTGAAAAAGGAAAGTTTCAACAAGTAGACATTCGTTCTGTTGTGAAAGATATTAAAGATGCAGGTATCAATATTCTTGGCAACTATATGTTTGGTTTTCCTGATGAAAACTATGAAACAATGCAAGAGACATTAGACCTTGCCTTAGAGTTGAATTGTGAACACGCAAACTTCTATGCGGCAATGGCACTACCAGGTAGCCCATTGTATCTCTATGCAAAACAAAACAACTGGGATATTCCTAAACGATTCGAAGAATTTGCTTTCTTGTCATATGACTGCAAACCATTACGAACAAAATACCTAAGTGGTGAAGAAGTATTGCGATTCCGTGATGAGGCATGGCACAAATACTTTACACATAAACCATTTTTGGAATTAGTAGAAAATAAATTTGGCATTGAGGCAAGAAACAATGTCGTTGAAATGGAAAAGATTAAACTGAAACGCAAAATACTTGGAGATTAATATGGTTGATTTGCAAACTCTAGCGAAGAACTATCGTAGAGAACTATTTGAAAAGTT